AACCGGTCGCCCCCGCGCTCTATCGAAAGGGGCCCGCCGTGGCTCTCACCGTTGGACAGCTGACCAAGAAGCTCGACGAGGTCCGGGCGCTGGTCGGCAGCGATTACCCCGTCGTCTTCCTGTCCGGTCCGCTTGACCCGAACATGGACATCAACGACCCGAAGCCGGACGCCAAGGACATCGAAGCCGTGGTCCTGATGCACCCGCTCAACGCCGGGACCAAGGACGACGAGAACCACACCCGGGCCGTCTACCTGATCGCTCTGCCGTAGATCTGTCGCGTTTGTGTCGCATCAAGCAGAAGGCCCCCGGGGAGACCGGGGGCCTTCTGTCGTACCGGTTACTTCAACCTCTCGCGCGAGCCATCCTAGCTCGTCGGCGGCGCCACGGTCGGTCGCGACGCCGGGTCGCACGCCGCATCCCCGGCGGCGCTCAACGAGTCCGGCCCCGTCGAGTAGTGGACGACGGACTGGCACGCGCTGCCGTCCGCGGTCCACACGAACTCCTGGCCGGTCACGCTTCGCCCATCGGCGCCCGGTACGCCCTGGTCGCCCTTCGCTCCCGTGGCGCCCTTGCACGTGCCGTCCGCCTGGTCTCCGCAGTACGAGGCGACCTGGGCGCGCACCTGCTCGTCGGTGGCGTTTGCGCCCGGCTCCCCCTGGTCACCTTTTGGGCCCTGGCACCGCGCGCTCCCGCACACCGCGGTGACGGCAGCGAGCACCTGCTCCGCGGTCGGGGCCGGGGCATCCTTCCCGGCGGCCGGGGGATGGGCGGCGTACACCTGGGCCACCAGGTCCATCACCTCGTTCACGGTGACCGCCTTGCCCGCGATCTGCGAATTCACCAGGGCCACCACCTGGTCCCGGTCCAGGCCGGAGCTGCCGCCCACCACCGGTGCGGGCTCGCCCTGCACGGCCTGCTTCGCCTTGTCGACGGTCGTCGAACAGGCGTTCGGGATGGCGCGCAGGTCCGCCCCGAGCTGATCCTGGCGCTTGCACAGCTGGTCCAGGGTCAGCACCGCGGGCGCCGTGTCCTGCTTCACCGCGGCGGTCTCGTTCTGCGCAGACTGGCCGGTCAGGATCACCGCGATGAACACGCCGGCCATGGCCAGCATGCCCACGATCGCGATGACCGCGAGCACCACCGTCGACGGCGGCCGCTTCTTGGCCGGCTGGTGGTCGGTCCGGGGAAGATCGTCGAGCACGGTCATTTCGCGTCACCCTGCTTCAGCTTCTGGGCGATCTCCAGCAGATGCTCCAGCTCGCGGTTGTCCGATGTCGAGACCTGCCCGCGGAGGTAGTCCACGGTGGCCTGGGCAGGCAGTGCCGGCCAAGCGGGGTCCTGGTCCCAGCCGTTCGTGGCAGCCAGCCGCCGGACCTTGTGGCTCCACTGGAGCATGACAATACCCAGCTCAGAGGCCTCACGGGCGTCGATGGCCTCCTTGTCCTTGCGCCGGGAGCGCAGGGCCAGGGCGCCGACCACGTAGGTCACCACGGTCAGGGTGATCGATCCCAGGCCACCCAGGAGCGCTAGGTTCACCGGTCCCCCTTCGGTTTCACGTCGCGCGAGTAGCTCGCGGCGAGGATCCAATGGACGGCGGCCAGCGAGCAGCACACCACGGGGAGAATGTGCGTTCCCCCATTGGCCCAGGCCCCGACCTCCAGCACGAACGCGAAACCGAACCAGGCCGATCCGGTCGCGAGGTGGGCGAGGTGCAGGAGCTTGCGCGTCCACAGCGCGGCGACAAGGAACAGGCCGGTGAGCCCGAACCAGATGATCCATATCGGCCCGACGGCCGCGAGCTGGAGCACCACCTTCGTGGTGAGCGGGTTACGCGGGTAGGCCACGCCGGGGAAGACGTTCATGACGGCCACGAGCAGCTGGACGACCGTCAGCGCGAAGGACTGCTGCCACCGGCCGGCGATGTACGGGTGCGTGCCGACCATGGCAGCCTCCTTCCCAGCATCAGTGAGCAGCGCCCTTGTGGTGGGCCTTGAACAGGGCGCGGCCCGCGGGGGTGGCCATCATGATGTTCGTCGCGAGCCCGTCGGCCATCCGCGGCGGCACGCTCTCCTTGATCAGCGCGTCCCGGAGCGTCGTCCACGGGTGCGGGCTGCCCATGTACCGCGCGGAGCCCTTCGGCCCGACCCAGTACAGCCAGAGCTTCGAGCCCCGGCCGTACGGGAGCGTGCTGGCTAGCTCGTCGCCTTCGTCGGGCTCGCCGGGAAAGGGCGCACCACCTCGTCGAGCAGGCCCCCCTGGATGATCTCCAGGCTCAGCTGCTCCTGCTCCGCGGCGAGCTTGTCCGGCGCGGCCTCGGGGGTGCGGGCCCAGTCGCCCAGGAGGTTGCTCAGCTCCGCGGCGACCATCTTCGCGAACGCCTTCAGGTCCATGCCGTCGGGTCCGAACTCCGCGGCGGGACGGGTGGCACCGGCCGCGACGAGCGCCACCTGGCCGACGCCGGATGCGACGCGAGCCCGCGGGACCGGGTAGCCGGGCACGTTGACCGCGAGCACGCCCACCATCTCCAGGCGACCGCCCACGCCGCGCCAGTCGCCGGACGGCGGCGCGGCCATCAGCTTCGTCAGGTCGACCTCGGACAGCTCGGGGCGAACCCGGCCGGCCACCCAGATGCCATGCCGGTCCTCGCCGGCGGCCAGGTCGGCGGCCACGGTGCCCGTGTTGTCGTAGTGGCTGGTCGTCTCGTCGACGCTGGCGGAGAGGCTCGCGTGGCCGGTGTTCATGGTCAGGTGCCCCACGCCGACGGTGCGCACCTCGTCGCCGTCGGCCACGCGCATCGCACCCGTGTTGAAGTAGGCGTAGTCGGATGCCGACTTCGGCGGCGGGGTGCAGCGCTTGGACACGCCGATGTGGCACGTGTTCCAGGTGGCGATGTGGCCGAACACGCGGCCGTCGTCGGTGAAGGTCAGCGGAGTGGGCTCGCTCAGCCCGGGATCGGTGAACCAGTCGAGCGGCGGCAGGTCGGCCAAGCCCTTCTTCTTCAGGAACGCGGGCTTCGCCTTCTTCTTCGTGCCGTCGGCGTTCTCGTCTGCCTCGTCGGCACCGCCGTCCGCGGCGTCCTCGGGATCAGCCTTCTTCTTCTTGGCGTTCTTCAGGAACGCGGGCGGCAGCGCCATCTCGCCGGCCAGGCACGGAGAGCAGGTGTCGCCGTACTCGGGGATGGCGATGGACGCGGTGACCGGCTGGATGCCGCGCTGGAGCAAGTACGCCGACAGCCCTTCCGGCGTGCGCATGTCCTCGGGGACCTCTTCGTTCTCGTCGATCAGCGGGCGCTCGCCGTCGATCTCCACGTAGCCGTCGGGGAAGGCCGGGATGGCGCACAGCGTGGTGGCCGCGATCTTCGCGTTCGAGACGGTGACGCGGTGGGACTCGGTGCCGTCCTCGGCGTAGGTCACGTCGTCGGTGAAGTCGCCCTCCGACAAGTCCACCGAGTTGCCGGTGAGGTAGCCGCGCCGGGCGTAGTCGCCGCCCTTGCTGTCGCCGTCGACCTCACCGCGGCCCTGCCACACGAAGGTGCCCTTCGGCAGCGGCTCGCCGGTCTGCTTGGAGACGAACTCCTCACCAGGAATCTTCCACAGTTCGTTGATCTTGCCGACGACTTCGGCGCCGCTGTGGCCGCCGTTGCCCGTGTTGACCGTCTGGGCGAACACGCTCAGCGGCGGCTTGCGGAACTCGATGGTGCCCGGCTCCAGGTAGCGCCCGTCGGCGGTCTCCATGCCCTCGACGGCGAGACACGGCCAGAACGCCGGCAGTCCCTGGGTAGCGGCCTCGTGGTCCTTCGTGGCTTCGGCCATCTCGGTCACTCCTTCGGTGGCGTAGGTGTCCTGGTCGCTGTTCGCGATCAGCGGGAAGTCGAAGTGCTGGGCGGCCAGCGCGAGCCGGATCGTGGAGAACGATGCTTCTCCGTCGGCCGTCGGCAGCACGCCCGGGTCCAGGTCGAACCCGGCGGTGATGTGCGGGAGGTACGGCTCGTGCTGCTCGGGGTAGAGCGCGCCCAGCACGTCGGCAGCGAGCCCGGCGGCGCGGCTGGCCAGCATGTCGAGCTGGTCGTCCTCGTCGCCATCGTGGTCACCGGGCTGGAGCGCGGTCACCGTGGCGGGCTTGAAGGCGCCGGTGGGTCCGCCGTCGCGGTTCCAGATGGCCGTACCGAGGATGCGTACCGACAGCGGCCCGCGGTTGAGTGCGAGCGCGGCCACCTGGCTCTTCAGCGTGTCGACCATGACCGGCGGCAGGTTGGCCACGTCGTCGCCGAGGAAGCACAGCGTGCAGTGGATCTCGCTGGCCGGGTCGCCGCCGGGCACCGTGTAGCGACCGGGGTTGTCCGGGATCAGGGCGATCATGCCGCCGGTCTGGTCGTCAGCCACGGCATGCCTCCATCAGGTGCCAGGTGCCGCCGGTCTGGTCGTCCTCGCCGCGGTTGCACCGGTTGAAGAACATCCCAGTGGGGTTCAGGACAACCAGGTCCAGCGGGTTGTCCGTGTTCCGGCTGTCCGGGTCGCCCGGCCCGGGGATGCCCACGACGACGGCCGCGCGGCACTGGCTGGTGTACTCGCCACCCGGCGTGCCATAGCTGACGTAGTGGACCATGTCGCCGATCTTCACGCTGCCTCCCATCGGCCGTTTCGGATAAACCCGTGGTCCCCGCATGCACGGCACAGGATCGAAGGCTCGATGTGGAGCGGCTCGCTGCTCACAAGAGTCCAGGTCGCGCGGCCGTCCTCACGCATCCAGGCCGGAAGCTGGGGAATGTCGAAGTACACGCCACCGGCCGCCCACCTGCCTTCCTGGCAGTGATGCCACACCGCGTAGCCGATCACCGTCTCTTCGTCTTGCTGGACGAACGGGCTCAGCATGTGCTCGTTGCCGATGTAGATCGCTTCCTGGGCATCAGGGTCCCGGCTCCACGGGTGCGGAACCTTGGCGCCGATCTCTGGCTCCGTGCTCACCGGGGTGCCCTTCGCTCGATCCAAGCTCGCTGGACCTCGACGATACGGTCCCGCTCCGCGGTGGTGCGCTGGCTCCACGTGCCCGTGCGCCCGGCCGCTTCGTCGAGCCCGGCCAGCACGCGCTCGTGGTGCGCCGCCGGCGAATCCGGCAGGTCGGCCATCAGCGCGATGTCATCGGCATCGTCCAGCGCCCAGGCGTAGACGGTGTCGCACATGCAGCCGGAGTGGTCGCCGGGCTTGAGGTGCGTCCCTACCCATTCGGCCGCCGGCGGGGAGTTCAGGGCCGGGTCCTCGAACCCCTCGAACTTGCGGCCAGCCAGGTTCAGGTGAGGCTCGAAGGCGTTGGACCTCGGTGTGATGCCGTAGCGCCAGGTGAACCCGATCCGCTCCGCGTGGGTGTCGACGGCGCGGAGCAGGTCACCGCCCAGTGCGATCCCGCCCGGTCCGGCGTGCGGCCCGCCGATTTCGGCCAGCGCCTCGCGGATGTCGCCCGGCAGGATCACCGAGTCCGGCACCTCGCCGCGGAGCTGGTCGCCGTGGCGGCCGTACATCGCGTCCGTGGCGCGCGAGCGGAGCGTACCTTCGAGCTTCTTCCAGGCCGCGGGGATGCGGTCGGTCATGGCTTGGGTGAGCGCGGCCACCGCGGTGAGCGGCAGGCCGACCATGCCGGCGACCGTCTTCACCGAGGCCTTGATCGTGGCCGCCGACCACTGGGCGAACTTGCTGGCCAGGTAGGAGAAGGCCAGCGTGAGCAGCACGTCCTCGGTGAGCCCCAGCTCGGTGACGCGCACCTGACCCAGGGTCCGGCCGGCCAGCGCGGGCGGCACGTCCTTCAGCTCCGCAGCCAGGGCGGTGAACTTCCGGCCCTGGACCTGGGCCTTGATCTTGGCCCCCGCCTTCTCCAGGGCCCGCTGAAGGTCAGCTTCAGCGGTCGCCCGGATGCGCTCGATGAGGTCGTGATCGAGGTCGGCCAGGCGGTCGCCCGTGATGATCTTTACTGAATCGAGTACTCCCTGCGGACCTGCCGCACTCGCGACCCTGGCGCCGGGCGGTGCCGCCTGGGGCGTTCCCTGGGGCGGGGCGGCCTGGCCTGGGCCGACCTGCTTGACCGGCGCGGAGGTGATGACCGGCGGCGTGCCGGGCGCGGCGGGTGGCTGAATCGGGTTGCCGTTGGAGTCCAGGATGCGATCGTTGTTCGGGATGATCGCTTTCACCCCGAGCAGCTCCGCGGCGATCTGGGTCAGCGTGTTCGGGTCCGGCCTCGTCGCCTTGATCATCATGATCTGCTGGAGGTCTTCTTCCTGCGGGGCGTCGTCCTCGCCGAAGCCCTTCGCCGTGCGGTAGGCCTTGAAGCTGATGGCGCCCCGGTCCATCGCCTGGTCAGCGTCCTGCGAGCGGTTCGCGTTCTCCGTCAGGTTGCCCGCGGCATACCACAGCCGGACGCTCTTGGCCTCTTCCTTGGTCAGCCCGTAGCCGCCGTCTGCCTCCGACAGCATCAGCATGCGGCGGAACCAGGAGTTCGTCAGCGAGTCGACGATCAGCCGGCACGTGGGCTCAAGGTGGTTCTTGAAGGCCTGGGCGTCGATGAGCCACGCCGTCCAGTGGTTGGCGTCCTGGATGCCCCGCATGGCCTGACTCGGCAGGTCGATGCTGTCGCCGACGCGGTCCAAGTTGCGCGACAGCCGGTTCATCAGCTCGTCGTCGGTCTCCCGGACGAACGGAATGTGCCTGATTTCCTTGCCGTCCTCAGCCTCACCCTGGATCAGGATCGGCACCACGGCGGACGGGTGGCCCTCGTTGTTGATCGGCTGAGTCGCGGCCGTGGTGAAGCCGGACAGGAAGGAGTCGTTCTCCGGCGTCGCGGTGGGCTCGCCGTCGCGGACCATCGAGCAGCCCGACGGGATGAACAGGATGCCGTTCGAGGCAATGCGGCTCAGGCTCGCGGCGCGGATCTCCCGGCCGGCCAGCACGATCTCCTCGCACACGTCGAGCAGGGCCCGGAGCGCGGAGTCGGCCAGCTCGTCGTACTCGGGATGCGGGACCCACAGCCGGATCAGCACTTCGCCGGAGTCCGGCTTCACCTCGCGGGCGCCCCGGCCCGGAACCTCGATGATCCCCAGTCCCCCGCCGACGGACGGCACGACCTCGCTCGTGGAGCGCACTGTCCACCGCTCGTCGCCGAACTGGTCCTTGCGCATGTGCAGCCAGCACTCGCCGGCCACGTCGAACCCCTGGACCATCCGGCCGATGAAGCCGTAGCCGTCCTCCCAGGGAAGCCGCTGGGCACAGTCCACGGCGGCGGCGGCCACGCGCTCGTCCACGTAGGAGTGGCCGTCTTCGTCCTTGTCCTGGTCCGGCTCGCCGGTGAGCACCTTGGGCTCGTCGGCATCCGGCACGACGGCCGCCGCGGTGAACTGGACCTTGGCGATGAGCTGGCCCTTCATCCGCAGGGCGCCGCCAAGCTCGCCAATGCTGTTCCGGTAGTTCCAGGCGAGTGCCTGCCAGGCCATGCGGGTTGCGGAGAGGGTGGCGATGGTCTCCCGGTCGTGCAGGTCGATGACCCGCCCGGACGCGGTGATGGGCGTCCGGTCCTTGCGTCGACTCCAGAGAGGCATTTAACGATCACTCCCTAGTGTCAGCGTGTTCCATCCGATCCACCAGGCCCGTGATCACCCCGGCTCCAGCTGAGGATGCCAGACCGGCGGCAGCGATGCCCCAGATGCGCGGGGCCACCGCGCGGGCGATCGCAACCCCCATCCCGACCCAGATGCTCAGGCACCAGGGGCACGTGATCAGCTCCGCGGCCTTGCGATCCCCGTACTTGATGATCAAGTCCTCGCGCTGCTTCTCGAAGATCGTGTCCGTCTGGAACAGGCGCACGATCCGGTACGTGGCGGCGAGGTCTACAGCCAGTTCCAGGCCTGCACTGCTCCAATGATCAGGAGCACGAACGTCACGCCCAGGATGAATCCGGTCCAGCCGGCCCGCCGGATGGCGGTGTCCTCGTCTGCCTCGCGTCTGTGGCCACCCACGCATGATCATCTCCTTCGCCTTGCCTTGCCCTGCTCGACGATCCGTCGGTAGTCCGCGAGCCACTCCCGTTCCACGTCGGATGGCGCGTCTGCGGATTCGAGGCCCGCGGCCGTCTCCTCGATCAGCCGAGCAGCTCGCCACAGGAGCTTGGCGGCGTCGGTCACCTTCGGCTGTCCCGTCACCAGTTGTCGTCCCGCTCGCGGTCGATCCGGTCGAACTGGCGTTGCAACCACGCGATGCGGTCCAGCTCAGCCTGCACGCCTTCGGGCATCGGCGGCGTCTCGCGGCCGTCGAACAGGTGCTCGAACTCGTGCTCGCGCTGGGTCTTGCGCTTGAAGTCGGCGACCGCGCTGAGGATGCCCCACGCGACGAGGAGGAGGAAGGCGCTGACCATGGTGCCCGCGGCCACCGCCGTTGGCTCGAACCAGCCAGCGCAGATCGCGTTCAGGGCGTTGATCACCAGGAGGTCGATCAGGATGTCCAGCTCGTACAGAGACCACCAGGCCCAGAAGCCCTTCACGATTTCGCCGGCCGGGCGGCGGCGGACACGTCGCCGGTGAGCCGTTCGAGCAGCTCCTCCAGGTCGGGCGCCGCGATCTCGATGGCGGACCGCACGCTCTCGTCCAGCGCACACCAGGCGCCCACGATGCCTTCGCGCTCGCTGATCTGCTGCCGGAGGTAGACCGCCATGTCCAGGCACTCCTCGTACGCGTCCTGGAGCGCGCGGCGGCCGTTGAACGGCTGGAGCCGGGTCCCGTAGCGGCGCTCCCCGAGACGGCCACGAGCAAGCACCTCGTTGGCGACGGTGTCGTGGATGAACGGCTGGTCGTCGTGGACGACTGGCATCGGCTGGTCCTCCGGCTCGATCTTCGCCCGGCCGACCGGCGTCACGTTGCCGTCCTCGTCCAGGTCGGCGATCTTGACGAACTCGCCGTCAGCGTTCATCGCGGCCACGAAGCCGCCGCGCGGCTCCAGTTCGTCTTCTTCCCAGTTCTGGGCCATCAGAGTTCCCCGTCCATCGTGATCTCTTCGAGGCGTAGGCCGACGCCGGGCCACACGACCGGCGAGCCCGCGCCGTACACCTGCAACGACTGGAGCGTCCACGTGCCGCCGATGGTGAACAGTCGCTCGGGCCGGTCGTGGCCGCCCTTGATCTCGCCGCCGACCACCGCGACGCCGCACCCGATAAGCGGGATCTCCGGAGGGTTCGGGCCCATCCCTTTCGGCAGCAACGAGTCCTCGTAATCCGGGAACATCCGGAACAGCTCGCTGAGGTCCAGCCAACCACGACCGTGCAGCTCCGCGCCGTAGACCTCCTGGCGCACGGTGACGCCCTCGACACGCCCGACGATTTCGTTGGTGCCGTCGCTGCGCAGGTCGACGGCGATCACCGGAACCGGCATGGTCGGGAAGTGTCGGGGGTCGTCGTCGAACTCCAGGACCCGGCCGTCCTGGGTGGCCACGTTCAGGCGAGCGATGACGCCGCTGAAGCTGGCAGAGCTGGTCACTGGCTGTCCTCCCGCCGGTTCAGGCGAATCCGGCGGAAGGCCTCGTTCACGGCACTGACGGCCTGCTCCAGTGACGGCGAGAGCAGGAGCGCGGCCTCCCACTCGGTGATCGGCGTCCCGCCGTCGGTCAGGTGTTCGACATCCGCAGGCATCGGCTCCGCCTTGGGCTTCACCTCAGGGTCGTTCAACGGCAGGATCTGCGCATCCACGCGGTCCAAGGTGTCGATGAAGCGCTGAGCCGCGCCGGTGCTGAAGAACGGGCCGTATGCGCTCTGGCCGCCCTTGACCCCGTAGCTCACGGACACCACGTAGCGGATCACCGGGACGGCCAGGGCGAAGTCCCGCGAGCCCAGTTCGGTATCCAGCGCTTGAGCTGGACGCCGCACCCGCACCCGCCGGACGGAGTGATGATCATCAGCCCGTCCGCGGTGAAGATGTCCTGGCCGACGGCGCGCGCGTGCGGGTTCGGCGGCGTCGTCTGCTCGAAGTCGATGGCGCTGCTCCAGTGCGGCGCGTCGCCCGAACTGGGCTTCGTCCAGAAGACGTGCATCCCCGTGTCGGTCAGGTAGACCCGGCACAGGCCGCGGGACTTCCCGGCGGCCGGATCGTAAACGGTGGCCGGCCAGTACTCGACGTAGATCGTGGACGGCGTGGTGAACGGCTCAGCGGCCGTGGTCTCCGGCATGCCGCGAGTCTAATCCTTCCCCCCAAGGTGGGGTAGAGACGACACCAAAAAGCCCCGCCCAATCTCGGAGAGATCGACCGGGGCTGCTTGGGTCGGCGGTACTGGGGGCCGTGTTCGCCGGGTCCGGTGTCTGGGTATCCCCAGTCCTAGGCCTAGCTACTGGGGCCCTTGTTCCCACCAGCCCGGCTAGGGTAGCACACCCCCAGAATGGGGGGCAACATGGACGATCCCCCGTCGTGCTGTGGACACGGCCGGGGGATCGCGGCGAAGAGCTTACCGAAGGAGCTTGCGAAGGCGGTCGCGAGCCCTGGCCACCCTGTCCACCCACTGATCCAGCTCGACCTCGCCGGCGACCATCCAGACCTGACGGCCGTCGTCGTCCTCCAGCTCGTCGAGCAGATCGAGCAGCGCCATCGTGGCCGGGGTGACCTCGTCGGGCTTCTCTTCGCCGGCCACTCAGACCACCGCCTTCTTGACGTAGGACCGCGGGTAAAGCACCTCGTGTCCGCCGACGTTCACGCGCACCGTGTTCGACGGCGCGACCACGGTGCCGCGTACGCCGCCGATGACGATCACCTCTTCGCCGACCTCGAAGTCCTCGCCGGGCTGGTCGCCGCGGGGGAGCAGCTTCCGAGGAAGCGAGTGGTCGCGAGCCAGCTCGATGAACGTCACGATGGCGTCCGCGCGCTCCCACGCCAGGTCGTTCTGCGCGGAGTCGGCCGCGGAGTCCGGGTCTCTCACGGCTCCGCACGCTTCAACCAGCATCTCGTGGAACTCCGTGGACCTGATCCCCGCGTCGGGCAACCGGGTCGACCGGACGGCGGCGGTCGCCTCGTTCAGCGACTTGGCCAGCGCGGCGGCGAGATCGGCGGCGGCGCGCTCGATCCCGCTGGGCGTGCTCACGCGTCCTTCTCGACGTAGAAGGCTTCGATGAGGTACCGCGCGACGGAGACCCAGTTCGAGCCCACGAGCGGCTGGCCGTTGAAGTGGTCCGACAGCCAGTAATCCAGCTCCTCGACGGTGACGGCCCGGCGCACGCCGTCCGGCACCGGCACAAGCTCGC